GAAGGTCTGATACATTACCAGTTGTTTCGTCTACGTTGCCTGATCCCCTTGATGATACGCCTAGTTTTACGCCTGATTGTAGCATTGTTTCTACAAGTTTACCCATCGGAGTAGGTAAAATTTTTAATTTTCCATATCCGTTGTTGCCATCCATGTACATGTTTGTTAACATGTGCGATACTCTGTCTAAATTAATTTTGAGATCTTCTGGATGATCAACTTCGCCGAGGACACTTTGGCCCCCAGCGATTGTGTCGGATATTTTTTGCACTGCTTTGCTTATTTCGAACGTAGGATACACTCTTTGGTTTGCGTTCTTTACGTTACCTTGAATACAAATACCTTTCATGTACAGATCCTTACCTTCGTTGGAAGACTCAACAACGACCTTTGCTTGATCAAATGTTAAGTGTTCTGATAGTACTTGCATATCCTTATTCCTTATTTTTTAGCAATAGGTGATGCTGTGCCGTCTGCGCCTGTTTCTTTGCCCATCTTCTCTGCACCATGGCCTGAAGTTACTTTGTCCATCTTTGCAGATTTGATTCCGCCGGCGTTTTTTGCTTTTACACCCATGTCTTTTGCAGTGTCACTGCCTAGTGCGTTGCCTACACCACCTTTTTCTTCTGCACCACCGCCTATTGCGTGTGCTGAAGCGGCTGTGTATGCTTTGCCACCTTTGCCTACAGGTGATGCTGTGTTGTCACTACCTGCTTCACTGCCCATTTTTTCTGCGCCATGGCCTGATTTGACCATTTCAGCATATTCTTTTACAATGGTGTCTGCATCTTTGTCTGCTGACTCACCGTGTGCCATTGCGTTGACTGGCTTGTCGTCATCTTTGTCCATCATTTTTGCAAACTCGGCCTTAAGTTGGTCAAGTTCTTTTTCTAATGGTTCAAACATTTCTTCAGTCTCTTCGTCTTGGTCACCGTCATCATCGAAATCAGCGTCATCATCTTTATCATCGTCATCATCGTCTTTGTCCATGTCCATATCCATGTGCATGCCTTCTGCTTCTGATTCGATGTCTGAGATTAGGTCATCAGTTTGATCACCACCGATTTCTTCGATTGTTTCGTCAGTTGATTCTGCAGGCTCTTCTTTGTCTTCGTCTTCGTCTCCGCCCACATCTTCTTTGTGCATTCCGGCTTTAAGTTCTTTTTTCTTGTCTTTCTTATCGCCGTGTGCCATTGCGTTTACTTTTTCTTTTTTATCTTTGTGCATTGCTTCGTCAACTTCATCTGCATCATCTTGGTCTGCTGATTCTTCAGTTGATTCTGCTTCCTCATCTGCTAAAATGCCTTCATAGATTTGGCGTGATTTTTCTACAACTATTTCGTGGAAAACCTTTTCTGCCTCATCTTTCTGTTCATTTACTAACAGATCAAGGAGTTTTTCAAATTTTGACATGATTACGTCTCCTTTGCGGTAGATATTTAACTATATCGGGAAAAAGGCCCTTTTTAAGACTCTTTTTTGGACATTTTGCCAAGGTGTTCGGCAAACATATTGTATGTAATGTCGATCCAGTTCTTTTTTTGTGCTATTTTATTGGGAGATTTTTGATTATCCAGCACAACATGATAAAAATTCACATCTGGATGTGAGGTAACATTGGTGGTCATCTGATTGAGCCAGTTGCCAAAGTATGTGCGATCTGAGTTGGCTTTGCGGTACCTTTCTGTGCCTTTGTACATATTGTTTAATTTTTTCCCATCTTTGTCTCCACCAACTTTGCCTTCATTGTTCAGTCCATAAAAATCCATGCCTATGATATAAATGGTTTGAAACTTTTTGTATTCCAGTGCTATCCGTGTTGCAGTAGGGCCACTTGACCATCCCCAATCTTTGGAAATGCGTTTGAGCCTTGTATCAGTAATCTTGTTGCGGGGATATGTCCACATTTCAAGTTTGTCAGGCACATTATTAGCACAGATATAATTCACTGTGGCTATATCAACGCTTATCAGTGCATCAGGCCAATAGTCCTCACGCAGTGGCAACACATTCATGCCGATCACATATCCTTTGTTGTTAAGACTGTGAAGATCAAATCCTCTACGAGATTCTCCATTTGCAATTATAAAACACACATCTCCTTTTGGTTTATATGCAGTGTCTTTGGGCGGAATAGGCTCTTTTGGTAGGTCTAATTTAGGAGGAAGTGGTTGTGGCTTAGGTTGCGTGGCTTTTAAAACATTAAGAGTGGCTTTAGGATTAGCAATTTGATCAGCAGTTAGCCATGCATTTACTGGTCCAGTCTTGTTGAAACATGTAACTGTGCTTTCACCACGAATCACTGCTTCACAAGCCGCTATTCGCCAACGTAATTTTCTGCCTCCCATTGATGAATGTAGTTATATTACGCTATTTGAGCTGCGTCAGCAACTGATCCACCATACATTTTTTTGTACAGTTCCATTGCTGTTTGTTTTTCGGATCGTCTTGCTTGAATATGATGTCTCAACTCATTGATCATTCCAAGTGTTAGTCGAGATTTGCGTGTGTCTTCTTCTTTGTCATACACAGTTTTGTCTTTTTCTGCATTGTATCTGGAATCATCCACAGCATTAAAAAATTCGTTGAGTTGCATAGTTGTATTTACTCTTCGTCGCCTTCAGTGTCTTCGATGCCTTCGCCTTCATCTGCATCAAGGTCCACATCAGGAGCTTGTGGTGCTGGTTCAGTTTGTCCTGCAATGTCTGATCCAATGCCTCCAGCTGTGACTCCTACATTTCGCAGATCGGATCCTTTAACTGCATCGTCTCTGGCTTCGCCTTTTTCTTCTGACCACATCACCTGATTCTGTGCCATTTCTTCTTCTGACAATCCTAAGAAACGCTTCAGGGCAAATCTCTTGGATAGATATGGCACCTGTTCAATTTGTGTGAACGCTTGTACACGTTGATTGTCCAGTTCAATTTGTCTGTATGCCGCAAAGTTCTGTGGTGTTGTGAATTTTATGTTGAACAATGCTGTGTCGATGTTGATGCCTCTGTTTTTTAGAAACAACTTGAATTCTTGATCCAAAGGAGGCACAATAATTTCCTGCAGTCTTTCACAGTATTTGTTGAATCTCAACTCTTGGATGTATGCTGTGCCGACTCTGCCATCTGAATACTGTGGGTTGGCACCATCATCTGGACCAGTTGGAAGATATGATGAAGGGATTCTCAATGCACGATACAGTTTGTTTGTAAAGTATCTGAGATCATCGATCTCGCCTAGGTTTGTACCGCCTGGCAATGTTTCAACTTTTGATCCTCTGCCTTCTGCTGTTTGCGGAAAGAAGTAATCTTCATTGATGGACAGGGGATTAAAGGTTGCATCGATCTGATTGGATCCTCCTGATATGGATGGGATACGTCTTTGATGTATTTCATTTTTCACACGTTCCACAAATCCCATGGCCATGTGTGTGGGCATGTTGCCAACATCAATGTAGAACACACGTCTCTCAGGAGCACGATGCACTCTGTAAATTATGATGGCATCTTCTAATAATTCTTTTTGTTTGAATGTTTTAAAAACAGTTTCTAGTATGGATGTGCCAAATGGAAAGTTGGAGTCAAGTCCTTCAGACAAAGAAACATGACACACATGATTGGCATCCACTGCAAATTGATTGATTGTTGATTCAAATCTTCCACCTGCGTTTCCATATGTGCCGGCATAACCTGCACCTCCTGCCATGCCTTGTTGGCCACTGCCATAGTTGGATCCTGCCACAGCAGATGATCCTGGAGATGAATATGTAACATTGGCTGCCACTTGTGATGCACTCAATGATTCTAAGTTTAAATTTAGATCTCTAAACACATACTGTTCAGGTTGCTTGCCTTTGGACTCATTGACAATGACTTTGTCACACTTGGAAGCTGCCACATGTATTAGTTCTTGTGTTTCTGGATCACGAATAAAAAATGAATCGCCATATTTCAATGTGTTGCGGAACATTCTAAATATTCTTCTGTTCCAATCATTAGTTGATGTAAACTGTTGTAGTGCATCTTTTAGTATCAATGCTTCTGATTCTGTGGGCGAGTCATGAAAGTGTAGATCAAAGGGTGTTTCTGTTTTGGCATTTTGCTGAGAACAAAATTCAGCAATGATGTCCAGGGCGGCATTGACTTCTGAGTCTTGATCCATTTGATCATATTGGAAATATCTCTCCATTCTGTTGGGATGTCCTGTGTAAACTTCCGGAAGATAGGATGTGTAGTTTCTACGTCCCACAGCACCCATTGGATTTGCTGTGTTGGCACCAGACACAGGTGACATACTGCCATCTGGCTTGACTAAATTAAAATACTTTCTCCAACTCATGACTTATTATTATATGTATCTTTTTCCTGTATTGCAAGTCCTAAAAGTAACCATTGCTGGCCATTGCTTTTGGTAATATTTTCTGCAACAGTCTTTTG